TCAGATAATTACATCAAGTAATATTGAGATATCCCTTTTAATTCCTATTTTTATCAAAATTAGAAATCTATTTGTATTCTAATTTTGGAGATTCTAATAAAATACCAGACTATATTTTGTTCCGACGAGATCATCTGTATTCCAATGCTCCATTATTCTTCCATCGAAGATGATCGGAGTATTTTTCGCATTATACACAATATCATTTATAACTAAATTACATCCCGTATAATCACCGAAACTTACCAAGACAGATTTTTGCGAGTTCTTTGAATCCTTGTGTTTGGGGCATATACAATTTTTTAATAAATGTATGCTATTAAATTCAAAAGGACAGATAATATTTCCAATTCGTTTTAATTCTTCATATACTTCCGGATATGCTATAGAATCCGCTGACAATTCGAGCCCCTTTTTTTTGAATCGTTTTTGTATGTATCCGAAACAAGATCTATAATGTGAAGGAAAATCTTTTCGCGATCCAGAACCTCTTTTCGGACCACTTGTCTTTCTCATTTTCATATTTTCTAATAATTTCTGTAGATCATCAAAAATTAGAATAGTTGGAAGAATCATTACTTCTGGAATTTTTGTCTTTTTTACAGAAAGATTTACGACTTCCTCTTTTAATTTTTTCGTCCGCAATTGTAGGAGATGCGGAAAATGATAGTATAATTTTGTGAGATTGGAATAGATATTATCTGAATTCCTTCCTTCTTCCATCATTCCACCTTTATTCGTGTAATATTTTGTTTTGTAAATTAAATCATTACAGCGAGATAGGTAACCGTATTTTTCGTAATATTTTACACTCCTCTCGAAATCTTCTCCAATGCTATTTGTAACTTGGATACGATCATTCTTAAATACAAAAAGGGCACCAATAATGTAATATAATCCTTTTTTGTATCCTTCTGCTTTATTCCAAAATTTATTAAAAGTTGGCGGGAATCCTACGATACCTTCATTCTCTTTAAGGTAATCACAACATTCTTCCAAAATTGTTTGTAATGGTTTTCCTGATTTAATATAAAATTCTTCAAGATCATCATCCATTGATATTATAATCTCGTTTTCATCAAAAAAATTTGTAATAAAATTTCTCTGATTCGCTAAACCTTTTTCACCAACTATCAGATGAATCCGATCATCTACCACTTTCTTGTATTCCTCTAGTTCTTCTTCCACGACAAAAACATATATATCTGCGACAACATCCTTTAATAATTTCAGCGTTTTTTTACAGATCTGATCTGGGCGGGCGAAAGATGGTATAGCAATTTTCATATAGTTTTTGAATACAAGATATTTTAATTATTTTTTGTAAAAAATAATATTTCAACAATATATATGGATGAAGAAGCCGATGTTATTTATTTTGATCTGATCACGACAAATTTTTATTCAACATCGAAGATACCGTATGCAGAGTATAACCAGTCAAGAACTATCCCATATTTAAAGAATCCTAGCGAATATTACGGTACAGTAGTCAATTTCACACTAGAAAATACTTCTATTCCCGTTTTTGTAGCCGAGATCAAGGGCGATCAACCTGATCCAAACCTTACGATATACACTGTCACATTAGCATATCAAGGAAGTCAAGTTACACAACCAGTCATATTTTCCCCGCAGAATCTTTTAGCAGAAGTTCCGCCCCCACCAGACTCATTTCCAGACGGTCAAGCATACTACGGCGGAGGATATTACAGTATCTATTCGTATGAATATTTTACCAGTCTAGTAAATACTGCTTTTAATAGTGCTTACAACTCATTAAGGGTTTTACAGCCATCTCTGCCAGTTAATTCGCCGCCAATAATGTCATATAACCCGGTGACTCAATTGTTTACATTAACTGTTATTGATGCTTTATACAATCCTAGTGTAGGAGCAGCAGTTACCATTTATCTAAATCCTCCCTTGCTACACCTTTATTCATTTTTGCCAACTTCTTCTGTATTATTACCCCCTGTAACGGAAGAAAAAGTGATCATCAACAATTATATAGGAGTTTTAGATTCTACCAGCGGAAAAAGAGCGATCACGCAGGAATTAGTAAGTATTCAATTCTGGTCTCCTGCTTCGTGTATAACAATTACTACAGATTTTTTACCGGTCAATCGTGTAATTATAGCAAATCCGCAACTTTTCGCCAATAATCAGCCATTGTATCTTTCTAATAATAATTCTTTGACGCAGCCGATTCTTTTAGAGTATAGTGTCCCTGATGCTATTTATACTAAAACAATAAATTATTCTGCAACCGCTCAATATCAATTTTTTGATATGCAAAGTGATACGCCATTATACAATATAGATTTTAAATTCTGGTATAGGGGAAAAAGTGGGTTACTGTTCCCATTGTACCTGAATAGCGGATCTACGGTTTCGATAAAATTAGGATTCTTTAAGAAGGATAAGTTCTCGATGTTGAAAAGTATAAAATAAAATATTTTCGCAAAAATATATTCTTATTAATTAATATATGAGTCACGAAGTTGAGACAATTAGGATTACTGACAGTCGCGTGGCCGATCTGACCGACAAACTTGCTTTTGGAGTATATGACGGAGCCCGTAATAACACTTTCCAACAATTTCCTTTTAACAGCGCATCAAATAGTTCCCTTACAGCAAATATTCAGATTCCAAGTGAATCAATTTGCTCTGATGCCAGAGTTCTTTTACAGAGTGATCTGAATCTTACTATCCAATGTGCTAATGTCCCTGCTACCAAGCCAGCTTTCACATATGGTTTGACTGACTCACTTAACTCATATCCTCTTCAATCCCTTTTTACGACTGCTTCTCTTACCCTTAACAACGCCACCAGTTCTACCAACTACAAGGATGTGATGCCTTTCATCAAACTCTTGGAAGACAAGAAGAATCTCGATAAGATGAACTCAACGAGTCCTGACTACGTCAACGAATTTTGGGGATCATATGCTGACGCAGTTCTTTCCAACTCATCTCCTCTAGGAAACTACAACGATTGCTCGCAAGACAACTCTCGTATTCCAAACGGATCTTACCCTGCTACCGTTATAGTGAATCACTACATCGCAGGTGTCCTCACTGATAATTCCCTCATCTCTACTGCCACATCTGATACCTGGACTATCTACATTACTTTTAAGCAATTAACTGAACCATTTTTGGCTCTGAGTCCATTTATTAACTCTGACTTCAACCGTGCCGGTCTTATTGGTCTTAACGCCATCTCAATGACCCTGAATGTGGATTCTGCCTGCGCCAAGGTCTGGGCTACAGGAAATATTACTGCCGGTCAAAGTGGTTGGTCTTCATACATCCAGAGCATTTCTCTTGGTGTCCCATCCTCAAACGGTCTTGGATTCACCAATTCTCGTCTTTTGTTCAACTTCTTGACTTTGAGTGATATCCAATATTCTCAAGTATCAACCAGAAGTGTCACAAACTACACTTCATACGACAGATACATCAGTCCGACCTCCAATTCCCCTTTGATGGCTGCTAACAGTGGTGGATACTCAGTTTCATTCCAAAACATCCAGTTAAACCAGATTCCTAGCCGTATTGTTTTTGGTCTTCGTGTCCCAATGTCCCAGCAAAACTGGTCTTACACTGATTCTTTCCTTGCTATTAAGGGCGGTATTTCCATCACCTTAAACAATGCTTCTGGTTTGCTAGCATCTGCTTCTACCCAGAATCTTTACAACCTTGCGAAACAATCTGGTTCTAACCAATCCTTTTACTCTTTCGGAGGTCAAGCCAACGCAATCCAATCTGGTGTTGCTGTTACTGTCCCTACTCTAGGAAGTATGATTGTCCTTGATGTCGCTAGAGATTTGTCTCTTGACTCAATGCTCTCCAACGGATCGATCGGTCAATTCAATCTCCAGATTCAGATCAACAATGTTTTCAACCAATTCCCTTTCCAGATCCAACCTGAAGGCATTCTAATGGTTGTGAACGAGGGATTCGCAGTAACAGAACTGGGTAGCACCCAATACTTCACAGCAGTATTGAACCGCGAAGCCGTCTTGGGTGCTAAATCCAAGCACTCCGAGAATGCTGTTGACGAGGAACTCTACAAGAGAACAATTGGTGGATCGTCAAAGGGAATGGCAACGGTGAGCAAATTTGCCCGCCACCACGGGCACCACAAGCACCACGGTCACCACAAGCACCACGAACACGGTGGCAAGCAAGTAGGCAAATCTAAGCTTTCATCCCTCCTAAGATAAACTGTAGGATAATATTTTAGTAAAAAAATCAAAAAGACTCGTAACTATCAAGTGACTAATTTTTTACAAGAAAATAATCTTTTTTTGTAAAATATAATATTGACAAATAGTATAATGTCTCATTTCT